ACAAACACAACATGGAACACATATCCAATCTTCAATCGCTGTTTGCATTAGGCAATCTTCATAATGCAAACAATTTCTTCTTTCTGTATCCCTATGTTTCTTTATACCTATTGGTGTAACATTTCTCATATCTTTATGGATAGTCTTTCTTCCACATATAACACATCTGCCATTTTGTATAATTGGTGAGATGATAGGCATAGTTAGGCTAAGTTCTTACTGGATAAAAAGTACCAGTAACACTTACAATGCGCTCTGGTGCCACAGTCACTTCAATAATCCAAAAACCCATCGCTGCTGCTATTTTTCTACCGCGCATGAAAGGCGACTGGGATTGTGTCGTCCCCGACTGGATCGCACAAACTCCTCGATGGAAAAGCATTTCACTTTTATGGTAATGCCCAACAATGCACACGTCCGGCTTTGTTCCGCTAGGTAGGGCCTCTATATATTTTTGGATATTGTAAGAGATACTATACGCAGTCCCGCCGTCCGGGTGGAAAAGCCTTATTGTAGCAAGTGCGTCCCCTTTGCCTATTTTAATATCAGCTTCTTGATGCCCAAGATGAACTAAATCTGGTCTTTCATTACTAATCATCTTGCCAATATCAAGTCCACCATGTTTATAGAAAGAATAATCATGATTACCACGAATGAAATAAGTTATTATTCTATCTTTCTTAGGATATCTTTCTCTTACTACATTCACTTGAGCATCGGCACCCGAAAATTCTGTCTCAAACTGGTGTCCCGCAAACATTTTTATGCCATCTACTATGTCGCCCGAATTTAGCACCGTATTTATTTTTTCTTTTTCAAATGTATCATAAGCAAAATTTAACAAGGCATAATCTGAATATAAACTTCCAAAGTGATTATCAGAAACTATACCAAACTTATGATGTGTTCCTTCCAAACATAAACTAGGCGTCTGTATATGTCTAGTCAATTCCTGCACTTGTCTTTGTAATTTCTTCACTTGTTCTTCTGCATCAGAAATTTTTGGTCCAACTTCTTCTTTTTCCACAACAGGAATTTCATCACCCATCTCAGCCAAATATTTCTTGGCTTCTTCCAAAGCATCCCCCCATTTACCGAATAAGCGATAGAGAACGCGTCTGGATGGCTTCTCTGTTTTCAGAGTGTCATAAACAACAGCAGAAATAGTTCCTTGCTCTTTGATTATCGAAGCAAACTTTTCAAGTGCTTGATTTTTATCAATCATTTATTTTCCTTTTTTAATTAGGTTTTTAAATTCTTCCTCTTTTCATTTCTCTACTCATAACATCAGAAATCGTTCTATCAAGAACACCACTTTTTATAACTTTTTTCATTTCATCTTCATTAACATTTATATTGACTGAACGACCATTGTTCATAATCTTATGAATATCATCTTTATCAGGAGGAAAATTATTGACAATTATTCCACCACTATGCCAAACATTTTCTCTTTCCAGTTCCTTGTCCATTCTTCTGACAGTGAGCAAGGCGTTCCACGCCAACTCTACTGTCTGCCATCTTTCAGCCTCAGTCATTATTCTGAGAAGTTCTTCTTGAATTAAAGTTTTATTGGTCATAGATTCTCCATATTTATTATTCCTTCAACCATTGGTAAATCAAAATCTTCCAACAACAAATGATTTAATCTTCTCCTATTGTCATTTATTCTTTTCAAACCTATCTCGCAATACTTATTTTCTTTTTCAATACAAACCCAGTTTCTTTTAAGATTATCACAAGCGACAGCAGTTGTAAAACTTCCGGCACAATTATCAAGAATTAATTCATTATCATTTGTATATGTTTTAATTAGATATTCAAATAGTGCTACTGGTTTTTGAGTAGGATGTAATCCTTTTTCACTCTTATTCCCACCTTCAATTTCAAGAATAGAGCATGGATTGTGTTTACCATCATTGATTGTCTTTATTCTTTTATATGTTTTAGAATTATATTCTCCAACACCTTTAGAATGCCTTGTCATAGAATATGGCTGTCCAATTCTCATTTGTTTATTAAAGATGACTTTTCCTTTACTAAAAATCAAAACATTTTCATGTCTCTTTAGGGGTTGTATATTTGCTAATAAAGCTCCTGTATACAAATTCACCTTATCCCACACCCATTCATATTTAAACATCTTAACATTACTCATAACCAAAGCACTTGTAAAAGGCTGGCTTGCAGTCAATACAATCGCTCCATTATCCCTGATTATTCTCTTATATTGTGTCCAAAGAGACTCAAGAGGAATAATTGTATCCCATTTACAAGCTGTAGTCCCTCACCCATAATGCAGGTCGCAGAGCACCATATCAATACTTTTGTCTGCAATAAACTTCATAACTTCAAGACAATCGCCTTGTATCAAGTTATTCAGTTTAACCTGCCCTATGTTTTTTAATTCCTTTTGTTTTGTTATCATTTGATATTTCCTTTACATATTTTCTTAATTTCACACACTTCTTACAATTTAATTCATCTTCATCTTTATGCTCTTTATTAGAAGGATTAATTGTAATCCACTCATGGCACAATGACATTCCATGCATAAAAAAGTGCCATGTATCATCTGTATCAATATATTTCCAACCATTATCTGACATATCTTATTCCTTTTTTATTTCCAAAACTTCCACCAAGATTTCTTTTCTTCTTTCTTTGGTTCTATTTGAACCGGTTCCTGCAATTGCTTACCAAGTTCTTCTATATCAAAATCCCTTTCATCAAACCCAGCCTCTACCTCTATCATATATTCCTCTAACTCACCAACAAATTCAGTTGGTAACTTATCATATACTGCTTTAATTGGCGGTTTTAGTTTTGGCCTTGGGCTTAAATCCTTTACTGTTACCGCTGGGACTCTTGGGCTTGGCGGCAGGGTTTTTATAGTCGTGCAACCTGATCCAATTGTTATAAAGAAAATCACGGTTATTATCGCCAACGGCTTGTTTAACATCAACACTCTCCTTCTTCGCTCTTTGATGTAAAGAAGTTTGATTATTTTTAACTCTTACTTTGGCTTCCAAATCAGCTACTTTCTGTCTTTCTTGATATAAATCAATCAATGCTTTGTCTCTTTCTTTAGTTATAGATTCTATTTTGCTTTGTTCGTTCCAGACAACTATCTTATGATAAATGCTAAAAGCACCTAAAGCAAGTGCAGCAATCACTATAATACCTAACTTGCTGCTGATGAATGACCAAATTAAACTTAATCCCATAATTATTTACCCTCTTATGTGACGCTTTATGATTCTTATTATGATGGACATATAAATCTAAGCCTTTTGGATTTCTGTCATAATAAAATTCAGCCCATCTTCTTTGTTTTTCATCTAACAATCCGTCTATAATCAACGAATTAACGTGAAGCCAAGCTAGGGCAGTGCTTTTTGATTTCATGAGAATATTTCCTTAAATTGTTCTGCTCTGTCTAACACATCAGAAGAATAATTTTTATTCGCGGTTCTATTATCAATATCTTCTCCGTTGCGAATAACTCTCATCATATTTCCTTCACCACAATTGTATGCCGCAATTGCTGCTTGTTCCGCTTCTTCCTGATTCATATTGTCAAAACCGCCATGCTCATTCAAGTAATTATATTTGTCTGTCAATATTTTGACACCCATTTCTATATTAGTAAATGGGTCTTGCCAATCATTCTTAGCCAACCAACTACCAAAACTACGATCATCAAGCTGCATTAAAAAATGCCCATGACCATTATCGCCTGTCATGTCTGGGTCAAGAATCAAACCAAATCTCGATTCTCTGGAAATAATCGCCGCGATAACTTCTGGCCTCCAATCATATTTTTCTGCAAGAGGTTTAATGATTGGGGCTAATTCTTTACATAATTCAAATTCTTCTTTTTTAATCATAAATACTCCTTATCTAGTTACAACTCTATTCCAATCGAAATTAGGACCGGGATCATTTTTTCTTCCAGGAGCCACATCTTCATGTCCAACCACATCATCAATAGGATATGCTTCAAACAAAGCGGCAATAACAGCGCGGTTAACTTCATATTGAGCATCTGAAAAGAAATCGCCACTTCCTACATTTTCAATACCTATAGAAAATGAATTGACACTAGAACGACCCATATACTGTGACCTTCCTGCGTGCCAAGCCACAACATTAAAAGGAACCAATTGAGTGACTTTACCTTCTTTGTTTATTACTAAATGTGCAGACACACCAGACTTAGAAGCGCAAAGCCAAGAAATAGCTCCTCTTTCACTGTCATCGCCTGTGTAGTGTTCAATAATCAATGTCGGTTCTATCTCTCCACCATGATTAGGCGACGGTCTATATTCCACTTGTTCTCCATCAATATAAAGAAAATTATCTTTCACTTCGTATCTAGGCATTCTATATTCTCCTCTATTGGTTTACGACCTTTAGTGGGACAAGGCTGATTAAAATGTTTAGAATCTGGACAGAGGCAGATACTTGTCATATCACTAAATGAAATGCACTCTTTCACTCCACATGCCCATCCTGAATAATTTTTACACAAGGCATATAACCTCCCAAAATGTTAGGGGTTGATAAAGTTATCTCTAAAAATAATTCTCAACAATATATTAATTCTTTCATTTATCATATAACTTAAAACTTCTCTTAATTGGTATTTGTTAATAACTCCTTCTTCAAACAATGTTAGTAATTTTGCAGAATCTTTTAGTGGAATTAATTCAAAGAAAAACTCTATTCTACTCATATTAAATTTTTTAGCTAAGAGGTTGATTGTGTCCAAAATTATTGTAGTTCCTTTAGGTTAATCTTCAACCCAAACCCAAGATTTTCTATTGCAGATATCACATGGAACAGACGACTTCACACCAAACATTTCTGCAATTTCTTTATATGTTTTTCCTTCTATTCTTAATTTTCTTATTTTTCTTATGTCATCTGGATTTAATTTAGCCATACCATTCAAAGGTTTAGGTTTACCTCCTTTTTTTAAATCTCTTCTTTCTTTTATATATTTATTATGACATTCTCTGTGATATATATTATTCCTACTTCCGTCAACATACATATTTTCTGGTGTATCATATTTATGACAGTATTTACATCTTTCATAATCTTCGTGTCCACTAATTTCTAATCTTTTCTTCTTGTTTCGCTCTAAAGCAGAAATTCTCATTCTCTGTGTATGTTCCTCTGAAAATTTTTTCCCAAAATTAGGACTTTTTTCACCTTTTAATGCTTCACTTATTTTTTGTTTGGTTATATCAGTGCGAGGTTTTCCAAAATTTGGATTTAGTTCGCCTGTTAAGCCATACATGGGATGATTCTCTATATTTTCAAATCTCAATTTTTGTGATTCACTCATTTTTTGTTTTGATTCTTTTGTATGATGTTTTCCACGCATTGGATGGTTTTCACCACTTTGAAATAAACTCATTTTTAATCTAGCTTCTTCTGTATGGTGTTTTCCATACATCGGGTTTAACTCACCGAGTCTAGACTCACTTATTCTTCTCTTAGATTCTTCGGTATGATTCTTTCCGTAATGTGGGTTGTTTTCTCCTTCATATAAACCAATTTTAACTTCACTCATTCTTTTTATAGTCTCTTGTGTGTGTTTTTTACCATAAAAATGATTTTTCTCACCAGTATGAGATTTACTCATCTTTCTTTTCGACTCTTTTGAGAAAACTACACCACTAGTTCCTTCGCCTCCATCTGTCATGTTTGCTAATATTCCTGTTCCATTATTTATCCTACCATATTTGGCAATCAATTTTCTTTCTAATTCAAATGCTTCTTGTTCAGTAAGATTGTCAAATAGAATTTCTTCTTCAAAATCAAGACCTCTACTCCATAATTTTCTTATAATTTTATTTTTAAGATTTTTATCTTTAGAATTTTTAGCTTTTCTCCGATGTTCCTCTACCCTTCCATTAGAACCTTTACCTACATAGAATGGACAAGATAACCAGATATAAAAAGGATCGTGTTTGTCTGGTCTGCGTAAAATATAAACATAAAATCTTCTTTTCTTTCTAGACATTAATTAAGTCCTTTAATAAAATCAATTTCCCAGATTTCCTATCAATCATATCATCAAAATTTATCTTTTTTGATTGATAAAGTTCAAATCGTCTCTTTCCAAGAAGGTCTAATTTAAATTTATCACTTTGGCTTGCTGCCCATTCAGCATAAGAGCCATCATGAAATCCAACTTCTTCTATAGTGCGTCTGCCACCAACACCAATGTTTTTATTTGGTCTTATAGTATAAGGTCGATATTCAGATTCAATATCACTAAACATATTACCCATCCCAAGTTCTTCCCAACTTATCAATATGGGCAAAAAAATGCATCTGCATCGCGGGTGTCTGGGACATGGAGGTTTTGTTTCATCCAACCTATACACAGACCCATCTAACAAAGCGCAGATCAAACAGGTATTTCGGCCAGTCGATTTGTATGAATTTTCGAGCGTGGAGACCCAACGAACTTTTTTCACAATATCACTATTATTTTGATAAACACTTTCCATTGCATAATTATTAACCGAAGATACATACGTCCTTACAAGTGTCACAGCATCATTCCTTGCCATATCAAAACCATTACTAAGTCTATTTGTAAATTCTGCGTATGATTCACCTTTCAACATTCCAGTCAAAACTTCTTGTCTTATTTCTTCACTCATTGCACCATATGTGTCTGTCAACCATCCATTCAATAATTTTCCACCAACCGGTTCATTTATAACTATTGTTCTTAATTGCTCTGCGGTTAATGAGGTTTCATTAAAAGCATTAATTCTTCCACCGAAACTAACTATATCATTCATTGCCAAAATCGTGGACGCACCGGCTTCACTGGCAATAGTCGCTATACCGCCTTCCAATATATATCTAATTCCCAAAGTCATTCTATTGAAATTGTCAAGAAGTGCTATCATTCTATCTTCTTGCCATGACGGAAGGTTTTGTCCATATTGGTTTAACTTCGCAAGTAGTTCATTTTCAGCAGACTTGACCGATTTCAATAAAACCTTGAGCGATTTATCTTCCCAAGAGGATAGGTCATAGAAATATTCTATACTTCTTGCTAGCAGTATTAATTCAATTGTTTCTTGTTCAGTTAATTTAGCCATTATTCTTTTTCACTCTATCTAAACATTCTTTTATAGTATAATAATTTGATGCAACAACACTTAACCTTTTGCCAAATTCTAATAAATCTTCATTGAATGAATTGCAAATTCTTTTATTCTTCTCTCTTAATAATCTTTCTCTCTTTTTATTATTCATTTATTTTCCTTCATAATATTTTATAAGTTTATCTAATAACTCTATTGACATTTTTTCAAATTGTGAAAAATAAGTTACACAATTAAAAAGTCTTTCAATATCCTTTCTATGTTTGTAAGATATTAATAATTGTTTCAAACTGTTATCAATCATAACTCGTTCAACCTGTTCTTAGCCCAAGTATGAAAATCCAACAGTGGCATCTCATCTATCATTCCATCATCAAACAATAGTCTTTCTTCAACATCTGTACTTACCATCCAATCACTACCTCCTTTAGTCAAAGAGTACATCTTGTTAATTTCCTTGATGGCTTCTCTATATATAGATTTAATAGTAACTGTCTTGAATTGGATTATGGTCATATTTCCACCAAAACGCCACCTTTATGGTCAGTAACGGTCCCATCATTTAAAACAACTTTATAATTACCAAACAAATTATCATTAACAAAAATAAAATCTGGAACAGATTCACCAATCAACTTAAATCTATTATCAAGAATCATCTTAAAACAATTGTTATTTTTATCGAAATTAAAATCACCACCAAGGACTACAACACTATCTAGGGATTTAACAAA